GCACGATAACGATAGATGGTAGCGCCAGCCGTTGCGGTAAACGTACCAGTGAAAACAATTTGTTTGGTTGTGTAGTTAATGCTGACAACCGTGTATTGCGTTGGCGAACCTGTGTTGGCAAAAGTAATTTTGTCGCCCGCATAGATAATGGCGTGTGGCAGATTTGTATAAGTCAGCGTTGTAGTGCCTGAACCGCTGGAATATAACAAACCCAAATTTTGATAGCTGTTTTGCACCGCCACAGAACGGAACGAAACAATGGCAACGTATTCACCAACTACGCAAGCAGTGTTCATGGTCACAGTGGTGCTTGTTTCGGTGTATTGGGTTGTGTCCAGCAAAAGACCGTTGCGATAAACAAAATCTTGGCCTGTGATGTATCCAGCTTGTCGTGCGGTTGGCGTGAAAACAGTTTGTCCAGCCGTTGCGGTGAAATCTTCCGATGTGTAATAGAAACCATCAGGCGGCAAAATTCCAACCACGCGACCGTAAATATCAATGGTCAACGTTGAAACTGAACTTGTGTAAGTTGATGCGCCACCAAAATCAAGGAACGGTGCAAGTGCGCCCACCAACGTGCCATCAGGATTGTTGGCAATAGCAATCTGACCAGAGCCAACCGATGTCGTGCCTGTGCGCGTTAACTGACCAGTCCGCACATCCAAATCTATGTAGTTGATTCCATCAGCCAACGCCGACCAAATTGAATTGTCAAATGTGGATGCTGGTACATAAGCCGCTGTTGCCGCCGCATAAACCGCTGGTGCTGTGCCAAAACTAAATTTGCGTCCTGTGCGATTGATGTAGCAAAGTTTGTTAACAGAACCAAAAGTCGGTTGCGCCAAATACCATGTGTAATCAGAAGCGGTGGAACTGTAAGTATTAGAAGCAGAATTGTAAAGACCGTAATAATTTTTGCCGATAGGTGATGATGAAATGTTTGTGCCAACAAGGTCATCGCCATAAGCGACAACCACATATTGATTGGCATAAGTGAACGTGGTGGGTCGCCATTGGAAAACTGTTGATGGCGAACTAAACACGCTTGAGCCAAGGCCGTTAACCATGCGCGTGAAGAAATACCAATTCCCCGCCGCAATATCGGTTAAGGTAATTGTCAGCGGTGTGCTTGGGTCATATGGATTGCCGTCCGAAGCAATCGCGGATGTTCCAGCAAAAATTCTTTGTGATGTTGTCGGGTTGGAATAGGCCGAATACCAGCATTCAACGTAATCAACAATGCCAGCAGTAGACGTGTTGATGTTTACAACAAAATAAGGATTGGTGTCGTTGGGATAATTAGCCGCCACGGATGGCGTGGGGATTGTGCCAAACGTTAATGGGCTTGCCAATCCAGTATCAGGCGATGGCGTAAACTGCGTGATGTTCTTGTCGTCAAAAACTGTTGGGTTGTATTCTGTCAATGTCAAGGATGCGGTAATGCTTCCATCATCAGCAAAATTTTCCACCACGCGAGACACGCGGAACAGCTTTGCCGTCCAGCCATAATTTGTGTTGGTGATGCTGACAATATCGCCAGCTTCTAATTGCAAGCCGACATAGCCAATAGTTAATTGGACTTGTAAATCATCTCGTACAGCCTCAAGCAAACGATTTGCAATCAGTTGCGCCCGCACGTTGTTGTTAACCAATGGCAAGCTGATGGTCTGTTTGTTGACTGGCTCGTTTGGATAGAGCAACGCAGGGTTTAAAACAGCAAGGTTAAAAGTTGCCGTGTTAAAACTATCTTGCGCCGTGCCATCTGGAAACTTAACTTCTGCAATATTGAACGATGAAGCAATATCCAAAGGGGATACGCTTATTGGTCCAACAATGTTGCTGTCATTCAATGCCATCGCAACGCTGTATGTAGGCGTTTGAACAATCACGCCCCATTTGTTTGTGATTTCGTTGTATTTCAAAAGGCAATCACAGCAAGTCGCCATGAATTGCAAATTGGTCATGATGGGTTGCTGTGTTTCCAATATGCCATCAAACCTGAATCGCGCTTGCGTTGCGCCTGTTGATGTGTACGTTGTGTATGAAAACAATTGCGCGGAATAAACATTCAACGCGGTCAGGCTTGTGCTGTCAATGTTTGCCGTAGGTACAGCCGCGCCATATCGCGTGGAAAACAAATAATCGCTAAAGCAATCGCCCGGCGCATATCGTGAATTGGTGACTTGGAATCTTGTCGCTTGAATGCCTGTTAAGTTTGCGCTTTGCGAATATCGGATTTTGATAATAACAAACGCGCAATTGGTCATCAGCTTATCGCTGTTCCATTTGTAGACCAAACTGGTGTTGCCCATGACTTGTGTGCCATAAGCAAAAAATGATGAATTGGTTGGGTTGGTAGAGCCGTTACGATAGAAATAAAATTCTAATTTGCCGTTCACTGATGTGTCGGACAAACCAGTGGATTCATCCAGCAAAGATGCAACTGTGTAGCCGTTGCCTTGAAACACAACGCGCTTGCCGCCCCAATAAACATTGCCAAAACTAATTGTGTCTGGTGTGCCGCCGCTTTCTGTATTGGTGACCTCGCTTAACGCAAGGCAATAATACATATTCTGGTAATCGCTGGTGATGGACAAATCGGTAATCGTGCCGCCAACGTATGCCGTACCGTACACGACTGGAATTTTGTTATCGCCAGCGGGAGGAACTTGGATTGGACTGCCGGGGTTTAACGCATCGCCACCAGTTGAATTTTGATTTGATGATGGCGAAAACGATTTGGCAATAATTGAAGACGCAACCATAGTGACTGCAAATGCAAAAACCGCATTTGCTTTATATAAGCTAACAGCGTACGCAATTATTGAACCGGGCATTTTATTTTATCCAAGTTTCTTCCAACTTTTCAAAGCCGAACTTGTCATAAGACAGGTCGGGGCTGTTGTGCATTTTACTCAGCGAGAAAAATTGGATGCGGTTTTCTTGCTTCCATTCTTCACATTGTTGGATGTACGCATGAAGCAAACGATGGGCAATCTTGCCGCCACGATGTTCTTCGTCCACCCAAAATGCGATTTCGCTAACTTGCATCACATCAGGATTCCAAATGTTTGGATGCTGTGCGGCAATGACCATGCCAACTGGCTCGTCTTCCTTAATGCTTAACAATACAAACCCCGCGCCAGCAAGGATGTTGTTAAGCATTTTTTCAATGTGTTCTTGGTTGGAACTGTCCCGCAGGAATTGGGTCGGCGCTTTGTCGCGGTAGGCTTTGAGCATCCGCACAATTGCGTCCATATCGTATTTGTTGGCTTGTCTTATCATGTTTTGTCCTATGAGTTGGTTGGTGCGTTTTTCCCGAATTGATAGTTTATGGTTTGAATGTAGTTAACACGATTCATGCTGGTGTCGGTCGGCGCATATTGCTTCCATGAATTGTCGTTGGTGTAGCGTCCAGCCGTGCGGTTTTGCAAAACAAGCTGGATGCTGGATGCGCTAATGATGATTGTGCCGACATAACCGCGAACTTCTTCCATGAATTGTTCGCTGATGCTGTAACTGTTAACAAATCCAGTGAAATATTGATACAAGCCGCCTGTGCCGCCAGTGGTGATTAACTGATTGTTTGCGTCAAAAAAGCCGTGCCACATTTCGACCTGTGAGCCTTTAATCCCTGCGCCCAATACCAAGGCAAGGTTAGCCGTGTCAATGCCCACCAGCGTGATTGTGGTCTCGTTGGCGGTGCTTTTGATGTCACGCTGTGCTTGTCCGACTTTTACCAATTGACTTAAACCTGTAAATGGGCTTGCGTCCACGGCAGAAACCGTCACCGCCGTGGGCGTAGTGGCAAACCGATAAGTTGCCGATGCCGTTGTTAAGCGCACAAAGTCCGCATAACGGATGACGTTTGTTCCTACGACTGGTGCAATAACGTTCATTTTTATAACACCACTTCGTAAGCACTAAACGCGCCATCCCAAGCAATGAAAGAATCATTGGTCATTGGCACAAGGTTGTAAGTCGGATAGTCGCGCAACACAACAGGGAAAGTAATGCCTGTGTAGGTAGACCCGCCCAAGCTGACTGTCGTGCCGTATTGACCCACTACGGCTGGCGCTTGAGCCGCCACTGTGGTCAAGATAGTCCGATGCACTGGAATGCTCACTGTTGCACTGCCGCCGCGTTGGACGCTTGCCGTGGCAATGTAGGCATATCGGTCAATCTGGATGAAATCGCCTGTCTTAACAATGTATGCCGATGAACTGATGGACGGCAACGTTCCAAGCACAATTGTTTTGTTTGCCGTGCCAACTTCAATGGTTGTTGCACCAGCTTGCAATGGGGTCATGTCGCCTTGGTAAGCGATGTAGTTAACCCATCCAGTTGTGCCAAAGTTAAGATATTGCTCGGTGATTCGGTCAGCCGTGCGTAGCGAAGACAGCACAGAACGGTTTTGCGAATACAGCAAATAATTCATTGGCTTGATGCCAAATTGAAACGGCTGGACAGTCAAGATTTCCGATGTGCTGATTCGCATATTGCGCGACAACATTTGACCAGCAAACTTTTTATCATTGATGGAAACAGATTCAGCAATAGCCAAAATGCTTTGAAGGCTCATAGTATTTCAATCCCACGTTTTGCAAGCTGGTTGTTTTTTCGCCAATATTTGAAAGTGCTTAAATTGATTTGTTCTTGTCGGCACATCTCTGTTATTGTTGGATAAATCACATTATTGCATTTGACTGTAACTGCTTCATGATTGTTTGCGCCTTTTAAATAATCTCTATTTGCCGCCGCCATTTTTGCTCTGACTTCTGGTCTTTTGGCAACTTTTAACAGCAACATTTTTTGTTTGCGTATTTCTAAAAGCTCAGGCGTATATGAATTTATCAATCCAATTCTTTGATTTGTTTTTGTTTTTTCAGTATGTTTCCAGCCAGTTATGCCGCCACCACCATAGCAAGAATTTGTTAACTTACTATGATTTGACAAAATTGAGATGACAAATTTTTCAGAATTCAATGCCTGTGTTTCTGTTAAGTTTTCTTGGATAATTTTTACGTCATATCCATGCTTATCAGCAACAGCTTGCCAATATTTATTTCTACCTTGTCTTGTGTAAGCTCTTTGACCGCAACCTTTGCCAACATAAAAAGGTTTTTCAGTGTCTTTGCGTAAATGCAAATAAACATAAAACTTTTTACTTTCCGCAATGGCAAGGATAGATTGAAGGCTCATTTTTTACCTCGTCACAGGGATACTGCGATTGGCTGATTGGTAAGTCGCCCAAACAGCTTGTTTGTTCTTTGCCAAGAATTGTGCGCCTGATTGCGTGTCGATTGCACTCATGTTAGCAATATAAGGCCCATTGTAGTTAACAGTTTGACCGCCGCCCATCGCGCTTGCAAGTTGATTGTTTGGGATGACTGTCCCCGCCGTGCGCGGAACAAACAATTCAGGGCCACGTTCGCCAACCAATGATGCTTTGCCCACTGGTGGATTACCGCCATCAGCAAAAGCAGAAATGCCAACTGCACCTGATGAACCGCCGCCATAGCCTAAATCAACGCTTGGCGTACCGCCGCCAAACATAGACCACACGCCTTTCATCATGTTCATCATTTGCGCCCGCGCCTGAATCATTATCATGTCTTGAATCAGGCTTCTTGCAAAATCTTTAAAGCTAAATTTGCCAGTGCGGACAAAGTTTTGCAAAGCGGATTCCATGCCACTCATTAACGCGCTAAACGATTGGCGACCAATCTCAAGTTGGTTAGGCATATTGCGGACAAACTCATCAAAGCCTTTGCCAAAGCCTTTTTGGAATGAGCCTTCGGATTCTTGCCGCGCAATGTCTAACGCTTCCCTTGCTTGGGAAATGGATTTGTCGCGCAAGATGATGTTTTGCTCTAATGCTTGGCGTTTGTATTCCTCGCCCAATGCTTCATTGGAATTGATTTGAATTTCTTGTTCCAAATACTGCCCGCGAATGGTCAAAATGTCTTGCGCGTATTTCAACTCATACGATTTCAAATCTTTGTTTTGCGTGTTAAGCAATAGGATTTGTCTGTCGTAATCCAACTGGTTAAGTTGCATCCGCTGTTGCTGTTTCATTGACAAATCAGCCGCGTCTTGTTGGTGCTGGATGTCCTCAAGCAACTTGTATTTTTTGGTCAGTGCATCCCACTCTTTGTCGTATAACTCTTTGTTTTTCTTGATTGCTTCGTTAATCAGTTTGTAATGGTAGTCCTGACGGTCTTTTGTTTCTTTTGCTATTTTTGCAAGCGCCGCTTGTTGCTTTGGGTCTACGCCCAATTCTGTTTGGCGCAATTGTTCATCAGGCATTTCAAACGGCGTTACGCGCTGACCGCCCGGCGTTTTCTTCATAAATAACGGCTGACGTTCTTGAATCATGCCCGGCGCAAACAAGTTGTAAGCATCGTGGATGGAATCAATCAGGCTGACATTTCTGTTTAAAAAACCGTCAAGCAAACTGTTAATTTTTGTCAACGATGGCGACAATACTTCTGTCAAAGTCATGGCAGATTTGTGCGCCATTTTGTCCATCAGGTCAAAGAACTTGCCAGCTTGTTCAATACCTTTTGCCGTTTGTTCTGACACTCGGGTTGCGTTTGCCATTTCCTCGGCAAAGCCAATCATGTCAACGCCTTTTGCCGCTTTGCCAAACATTTCAATGGCTTTGGCGTTTCGTGTCACAGGGTCGTTGATTTGCGCGATGCTTTCAACCGTCTTGGCAAAAATCTTATCCATTGACATATTGCCAATGTCTTTTAATGAAATGCCTAACTTAGCAAAATTCTTTTGCGCGTCAAATGAACCTGTTGCCGCTTTGTCCACATACATCGTGAAAGATGACATGAATTTAGTTGCGTCTTGGGCTTGACCACCAGATTGAGATAACGCGACTTTTAATTTGACAATTGAATCTACCGCCACATCATTAGCTTTGGCAACTTCAAAAATATCATCTGCATATTTCAACGCGGCAAGACTTGCGGTAACCAAAGCGGCGGCAGATATTTTTCCAGCGGAAACGGCTTTGTCTGCAAACGCGTCTAGTCTTTTGCTTGCACCGTCTATGCCGCGAACAAACTCGGCACTGTCCAAGCCTAAAACAACGCCTAAGCGACCAATCATATTAGCCATTGTTCACCCCAAATCTGTCTGCTGAAAAGCCCGGTGCTTGTGTCATGAACGCCAACAGTTGCTCATTAGCTTGTTGTTTCAATTCTTCGGCACTTAACGGCGGGTAGATGTAATCATACGCAGAACCAAGAATGTTGGCTAGTTTGTAGGAAGGAGCATTGGCCGACCGCATATAGTTAAAAACGCCGTTTGTTAACGCGCCAAGCAAGTTTATGGTCGAACGATTGCCAATCATGCCATCAGCGTACATCGTCTGTATTTGTGCCATTGTCATGTCGTCCAATTCCGCTAGTGTTTCCTGTGTATGCCCATTGAAAATCATCGCGGTGATGACTTGCTTTTTCAATGAGCCAATCAGTTTCCCCTTGTTTCCTTATATGTTGGGCTGATGGCTTCTGAAATCTTTTCCAGCATTTGCATCTGCACCGACATTGGAAATTCTGCTTTGATTTCTTCATAGGTCAAATCAGCCAACGATTCGCCTTCCACTTCTGGAACTAACAATTTAAAAAACTCGGTGATTTGTGTTTCAACCTGAATTTTTTGTTTTGCCGACAAACGCAAAGACCGACCTTCCACCAAAACATCGTCATCGGTAAAAACAAATTCTTGGGCGGTTTCTTTGACTTCACGCAATGGCGCGGTCATTTCCTGAAACAACGCCTCCACCAATTCCGCGTCTGGCTCGTTGATGCGTTTATACATTTCGTCCGATTCGTGGACGTATGGAACGCGCACTTTGAACGTGTGTCCACCAAGCTCAAATTTGCGTGTAAAAATTTTGTTCTTGTTTTCTTCGTATCGCTTGCCAAGCGCATTTGTTAAGCGTGTCATGTCATGTCCTCTTGAATTGTTGTATCCGTCTGCCTAAAACTCTGCCCAATGTGTCAATGGTTTGTTGTGCCATGCCTTCAATGGCTGGCCTTAAATAAGGTTGTGCGCCGTTTCTGCTACTGCCAAATTCTTGCGACATGGCGCGAGCATCGCTTGCAAACCCTTGAAATGAAGACGCTTGTTCAGCCGTTGCGCCCAATTTAAGCAAGCGTTTACGCGCCCTTATCAAGCCAGCGCCTTCACTCATTTTGGCAAGTTTTTTGCCTGATGCCGTGGTGACTGATGCAATCACTGTATCGGTTTGCGTGATGTATTTGCTTCGGCGGTCTCGTTTGGTGGGTCGCCGTGCTTCCACTTGTAATGACAAACGCAAACCGCCTGTATCCATAGGCGCGTTTGATTGCGCTTGCGCCAAAACAGGTTTCATGGCTTCGCGCACCGATGGGACAAGAACTTTGCTGGTGGCTTTTTTGTCGCCAATCTCAGCCGCCAATTGCTCAAACGCTTGGTAAACGTTACCAATGCCTTCCAGCTTGATTGAAACGCTCATTTAAAGTCTCCATGCGCCGGGCTTGATTAGACGATGAAATAAAAGCTCGTTTAATTCTTTGGCGTATTCGACCACTTCGGCGGGTGTCATTTTGTCAGCGTGACGCGCCGCAATCTCATGGGCGAGACTGACAGCGGTCATCTTTTGCTGAGTAAACCCAAACCAATCTTTGCGGTTTTCCGCTTGCGTCACCAAAAAGTTAAGCAAGTCATTTGAATTCTGTATTGTCGTGTCTGTCATTTTTTTACTCTGCGGTTTGTTCAGCAACAATAACAGGGTTGTATCGGGCCAAAATTGTTAGTGCAACAAATTCTGCCGTGTCAGGCTTTGCCTTGGCAAGCGTCGTAGCTACCTCGCTAGCTTTCACTTCCAATCCTCGTGCCACCACATCTAAGGATTGGTAAGTAGTCGCCAACACTTCAACAGCATCAGCGACTTTCATTAGCTGTTACTCCAACCGTATTGATTGCCACGCGGATGGATTGTGAACACGCACTTAGCTTCTGCGCCCGGTTGTGCGTCAATTTGGAACTGACCCACGCGACCGTTAAAAGCATAAGCCACGGTGTTTGTGCCGTCATAAGCAGACACAACATATGTTCGGTCAATCGTGCCGTTGTACGCATCGCCGCGAATCAACAACAAACCAGCATCGCTCGGATTCCAAGCCGCTGTGATGGTCATTGAAGTCGGTGCGGATTGCGTAGGAATCTTGTCGCTTTGGCGTGAACCAGCAACCATGAAGTTAGCTACGGCATCGTCTTGACCAAACGCAGGGACGGCTTCAACGTTAAGTTGTGTGCCAGCCGCGCCAGTACCGCCAGCGGATGTGCCAACAATGGTTGCGACTTGTGCTGTCCAAACCGCCAAATTAGCGGTGGTCAATGGTGTGGGCGTGGATGTTGTTTGCATCCACATCGCGGCTGAAAAGCCGGGTAAAACTTTGTTTGGTAATGCCATTTGTGATTCTCCTGATTAAGCAGTGTTTGACCAGCCGTATTGATTGCCGCGTGGGTGCAAAGTGAAAACCGCTTTGGCTTCAGCACCGGGTTGTGCGTCAATTTGAAATTGTCCTACGCGGGCGTTAAAGGCGTAATAAATCGTTCCAGTACCATCGGTAGCGGACACCACATAAGTGCGGTCTACTGTGCCGTTGTATGCGTCTGCGCGTACTTGCAGAATCACGCTGTCACTTGGATTCCAAGCGGCTGTGATTGTCATGCTGGTGGGTGCGCTTTGTGTCGGGATTTTGTCCGATTGACGCGAGCCAGCGACCATGAAATTAGCAACAGCATCATCTTGACCGAAAGCGGGAACTGCCTCGACCAGCATTTGATTGCCTGAAATTGCAATTGCGCTAACGTTTGCCAATGTGCCAAGTTGGGCAACGGTCAATGGCGTGGGCGTTGCGCCTGTTTGGGCGTATAGCGATGCGCTAAAACCCGGTAAAACTTTTGCTGGTAACGGCATTTCGTTTCCTTCCGATTGATTGCTGAACGTGTCTTATGTTGGAATGTCTAGCGTGCAGTCCAAAAAGACTTGCGCCATTTTGTCGCTGTTGTCGTATGAGTTATACAGCCATTGCACATCGGCTTTGGAGATATAAAACCCATTTGTCACGCCACCAAACAAACCGCTATATCCATGCAAGGATTGTAGTATTTGATTGGAAATTGTGAAACCATCTTCTATCACTTGCGTGAAGATGCTGATTTGGAAAACAGGTCGGTCGATGCCTTTGTTGTTTTGATTTTGGCCTGTGTAAACTTCTTGGTGGACGTTTCTTAACATCCACGTGATGAACTTGGGTTGCGTGGCAAAGTTGCGGTTAAACGCCGCATATACAGGCACAGGCGTGACGATGCTTTCCAATTGGTATTGGATGGCTTTGCCGTATTTAACTGGATTTTGTTGGGTAGCCATTAAACCGCCGTCACAGGGTCATTGCGGACGCACAGCAAGGTCGCTGTCATGCGGTCGTCAGCTTCGCGCACGTTGTCAATTCGCCAATCAAATCCGCGCCAAGTAATTGAATACGCGTTTTGGTTATCAACAATGGTTTTCAAATTGGGCGTGTAGTTAAGCGTCAATTGCACAATGTCCGAATACACGCGGAATTTGTCGGAAATGCGAACGTGATTGGTAACGGAATGCACCCGCGCCCGCGTGTTAAACCACAAGGTTTGCGTGGTGCTTTGTTCGCCAAAATCACTTTTGCCAAATGACAACGTATTGACGGCGATGTTTTCAAACCGTGCAATTGCCATTTACATCACCAAAGGTTTGTAAGGACGCAACAGGGTAGCAACGCCAAAAGGAATTGGCTTGGAATTGCCGTCTGTGGTGTCGCTTCGGTTGTTGTAAAGGTGGGTTAACAACAGCTTGCCAGCGTGTTTGATGACCTCGTATGCCGCCAACGGATTGGCTGGCGATACGTAATCACAAGACACAGGGCTGGTCATGTTTGGATTCAAATCGCTTGGCAAAGTCTGCAAAACCACCTTGTTGCCGCTGTTGTCGTAATAGTACGTGGCAGGGTCAACAGTGATTTGAACAGGCGGCGTTGCGTCATTCCAATATCGAACGTTGCTAATGATCACGCCGCTAGCTGGTGTGGCATTGTTTTGAGACACTTCGGGCAAATCCAAAGTTAATGGCGTGCCATACAAGCTGGTTGCGTTGTAATACACGCGATAGCTTGTGGCAAAAATGCTCATGCCCAAATAATCTTCAATGGCTTGCCGTGTGGCAATCTCCAAGCCGCCAAGGTACGTGTCTTGGCTTGTATCGTCAAACAAGTTAAGTTGTTGGCGAATCTCAGCAAGTGTTAACCATGCGGTCGTGTTATCACGCGCAATCTGTTCAAATTTTTCATAGTTGAAAGGATTGCGCGTTGGTGCGCCAAGCGTCAGATAACCGAGTTGGTCAACCGACATAATTAAACACCCACTAAGCGAATGCCAGCGAATGGGTCGCGAACGGTACTAGCAAGACGTTTTTCTGCGTACAGAGTAATGAAACCGGGCGTGGTTTGCTCAAACGCTTGCACGTTCATTTCTTCCACATCAGCAATGGTTACAAAATTGGGCCAGTTTGCCAAATAAACGCTAAAATTACCTGCGCCAACCACTTGCATATATGGGTTAGGAATCACAGGAAATCCGAAAATATAAACAACTGAGCCGCCGTCTTCGCTACCAAATTCAGCAAATTGTTTAATGTTTGGCGCACCAGTAGGGCCAAGATTGCGTAAATCATGAATGGTTTGTGGGTGCATCATCCATGCTGTGCCGGGCAAATTCCAATATTGAGCAGGAAACAATCTTGCCATATCTGTAATTGCCGCATAGTTAATTGCCGCCGTTGGTTGCGTAACAGTTGCAATACTGTGAATACCATTTGTTATTGCTGTGCCGCTTGTGCCGAATGCAGAAGCCGCCGCGCTGGTATACATATTCAAGCCGCGCAAGCCATCAACACCGCCAGTGGTGGTGGTTGTAGAACCTGCTTGGTCGTTATTGATAATCATTGAATTGGCTTCTTGTGCGCCAAATTCTTGAAACAAATCTTGCACCAAGGTTTCGTCCAAATAATTTACATCAGACAAAACGGCGGAACGGATTGGAAGTTGTGCCGTAATCACGCGAGTCGGCAACTGCCAAATGGAAGTGTTTGTGTTGGGTGTTCCGCTATCAGGCGTGAACGTGTAACCCCAAGGGTTTGCTTGTGTGGTTGCGTTACCAGTCTTGGCAACAAATTGAACCGCGCTTTGACCGCTACGAACAACTTGTCTTGCAACTTGTCGCAATGGGTTAGCAAAACGCAATGCCGCAAATGCGTCATCAAATAAAGTGCGACCACCAGCATTCAAACCAGAACCTGTTAGCGCAGACGCTTCGCGCAAGTCAATTTTGACTTTATCGCCTGTTTCAATCGTTTGTTTAATGCCTGTCAGGATTCGTTCAGTGATGCTCATGGTGATTCCAAAAAAGGTTGCTGAAAAAAGGGTGGAAGGTTTCCCCTCCACCCCAAGGCAACTATTAGGTTGCAGTGCCTGTTGAACGATAGCGAACGCCAGCGTTAGGGTCACGCACAGAAGTTGCCAAACGCTTTTCACCGTAGAAGGTGATGAAGCCGGGCGCGGTCTGGTCGTAACGGCGCATGACCATGTTCAAACGGTCAACGATAGTGTGGAAACGTGACCAGTCAGCAAAGTACATTGGGTACAAGCTGGAAGTACCAGCAGAACCGGTTGTAGCTTGTGAAGGGTTGTCCAAGTACTTGTTCATCACAACATCAAAGCCCAACATTTGACCGATGATGCCATCAGGATTCAATGATTCCATTGAATTGAAGATTGGGCGACCATTGGTATCTTGCAAACCACGGATGGCTTGGGCCAAGATTGGGTTGACCATGAACTTGGCGTTAGGTGTCCAGTATTGTTGTGGCAACGAATACATGAAGTTGATAACGTCTTTGTACTGGATGGCGTTTGCGCCCACGGTGTTGATGTTGGAAGTCAACTGGTCATAGGTTGCCAAGCTGTGCAAGCCAGTGGTTGAACCTGTACCAGATGTACCCAAAGCCGCTGTGGAAGAAGTGCCGCCCGCGTATGTAGCATTTGCACCAGCGTATTGGTCAAGACCACGCAAACCGTTTGTGCCGCCGTAAGGGTTAGTGCCAGATTGTGCGGCTTGGTCATTGTTTTGAACCATTGACAAGGCTTCGCTTTGGGCGAATTCAGCCAACATGTCATCAACAACGTTACCTTCCAAACCATCAATGTCGTCCAACGCGGCAGTGCGGATTGGGAATTGCACGTTCAAGTCTTGCAACACCAATTGCCAAATGCTTGTGTCTTCAGTGGTGGTTGCGCCGTTGTTTTGGATGGTGTAACCCCAAGCCGCACCAGCGTTGCCGGTTTTAACGCGGAACTGGTAGCTTGAACCATCGGTTGCAACAGTGCGAGACAAACCGCGCATTGGGTTAGCCAAACGCAAAGCGGCAAACACAGGGTCGTAACCAGTACGGCCACCTTGATTGTTACCGCCAGCGGTCAATGCTGAGGCTTCTTTCAAGTACGCATCGTATTGGCTTTCGTCTTCAAACATCTTCAGTTCTTTTTCAACTGAACGACCGTTTTTGTAATAAGAAGCGATTTGTTCTTTAACAGCGCGATTCACATCGCCGCGAACGGTTTTGTGGGGTGCGCGAATGATTGCAGGTGCTTGCACGGTTGCCAATTTAGCTTCAAAAGCGGACAGCTTTTCGGCCATTTCAGCTTGCACAGCGGCAACAGCTTCGGGGATTTTTGCTTCAACAGATTGGATTGCCTCGGCTTGTTTCGCTTCGATGGCATCCAGTTTTTCGATGATTTCTTTTGACATGATTAACCTTTCAGTCGTTTATCTAACAGTTTGGCAAGCTCACGCAGTTCTAATGCTTTGAGAATGTCAGCTTCGGTCACATCCACATCGGAATCGCTCTGTTGTGGCGCATTTTCAATCGGGGCTTGGACAACATCTCGCTGTTCCAAAACCTTCTTGAAGACAGATGCGGAAGTGACCGCATCCTTTTTGGAAATCCCTGCTTCGCGCAGAGCCTTTTCCAAATTCTTTAAATTGGCAGAACCATCTTCGCGGAAATATTCCAGCTTGGAAACTTCTGCTTGCATATTGTTTGGATACATCACCACGCTGACTTCACGCAAGCCGCCTTTGGTGATTTGGAAATAACCATCTTCATATGGGTCATCACTGCCAACAGTCATTGGTGTGCCATCTTCTTTGACCCATTGATATTCTTCGGCATATGCGCCAACAGAAACACCGCCAAACATTTCGGGGCTGTCACTCATGATTTGATACAAATCAGAACCAGCAGTTGTGTTGGTGTAAATTCTGCCGCTTGCCGTCATGCCTGTGTCGTCAAACTCAAATGAAGTCCACTCGCCAACAGGCATATCGTCTGCCGCGTGATTGACAAACATCGGCAATGGGCGTGTGCCCTTGCTAAATTCTTCTGCCCAATCCATGAAACCTTCGGGCTGATAGTTGAACTTGCGTCCATCAGCGCCTTCACGTGCGCCCCACGTTGTAACGCGGGCTTCAATCTTGCCAGTTGGTTCTTTGCTTGCGCCCTGTGCTTCTACTACCAGCTTCGCTTCGCAAACCATCATCAAGTTTTTTGTCATGAATTACCTCATCGACTTTTGTTCGGTCAATGTCTTGTATTGTTTTAGGCGGTCGCCCCACTCGAGGCTTACCAGTTGGTTTGTAATCTTGCAAATATGCTACCACTTTTTGAAAAATGGTATCCACTTTTATTTACCAATGTTCATTTTGCGGGTCTGATTGCCACCGCCGCCGCCAGTGTCTTGCGGACTTGTGCCGCTAATTGGCTCGGTTTTTTTGGGGCTTTGCAATTCATCGCCGCCCTCAAGATTGGTCTTGCCCAAGTATTCCCGCGCTTCGTTGGGTGTCATGATTCCCGCGTTAACACCAGCAGTTACATATTGCATTTGGTCAAGCGGTGCGCCTTTCAGGAAATCTTGCACATCAAACTGAACGCACAAATTGGGATAGCCCTGCAACAGTGATGCCTTCAGCTTTTGTTGGACGTTAACAATAATCGGGTACATGGTGGACTTGTAAAACTCGTCCAGCATGGTTTGCGTGTTGTTATATTTTTGGTCACCGATGTGAAGCATCGCTGGCGGTACACCATACAAACCGCAAATCCGCTTCATGGTTTGCATCTTCAAATTTGCCAAATCTGCGTCTTGCAAACTTAACATTTTCAATGGCTCGTATTTCATGCCTTGGTCTAGCAACATACCTTGACCGGGCTTGCTTCGGTCGGTTTGCTGACTGCCAACCATGCTTGACCACGCTTCTTTTAGGCGCGATGCAATCTCTTTATATTTTGCGTCTGGAATCACATTTTCGGTGATAAACATTCCGCTCGGCTTTGCGCCATTCAGCATGACGTAGTTGGCATACAAGTCAATGTCTTGGTCTAAGCCAACCAATTCAGCCGCCAATATGCCTTTGTTGAAACCCGCTGAACCTTGCCATGCCATGTCTTTGCAGTGCATAACCTGATGGGGTGCAAGCGGCTCATCTTTGTTGAAGCCGTAACTAGGCGTGGACAGGCGATAGCTTGGATATCGTGTTGGCGTGATAGTGACTGCAATCAATGTGCTGTCCAACTCGTACATTTCCAAAGGCGTTTGCGATGGATTATCTTGGTCTTTTCTCCACCACAAGGTAAACGCTTCGCCAAGCAATTCGTGCCACATCATCCACTGATACCAATATTCGTATTGGCTTTGGAAATTGTTTGGCGTGGTCAACAAATTTAAAACTTGTTTGGCTTTTGTTTTGTCTCGCGTGCCCACGCTTGGGTCAGTGATTGCATCAACATAAGTGCCGTCATCCGACATCGCCATGATTTTGATTGGCAATTGCGATATAGCTCGCGCTTTAACGCCCACGCATGACATGACGGTGCTGTTGCGGGTAAGCAAAGATGTGTCAACAGGGCGACCAGCATTGGTTGTGCTTGCCGTGGTGACATACAGAATCTGCGTGTTGACTGTTTGATTCTTGTTGTTGCCTTGGTAAACAATGTTATTGCCAAGCGCGGTCTGTCCAAACAGCGTATTTGATTCCTTGGAATCTTTATTTTTTCCTACGAATCTGTCAAAAATTCCCATGATTCACCTTTAAAAAGTGCGGAAACCGAAGCCTGATTGCGTGGGATTGTCCAAAGAACAGTGCATCGCAATGATGAGGCTGATTATGCCATCAACCTTTGCAGATTTGTCACTTTCATTTTTTCTCACTTTTACGTTGCCGTTAACGTCTTCGTAAACTTCACAGTTTCCAAGTTGCCATCCCACAAATGGATTGCCATCGTGCTTAACAGCGTGATTCAAAATTAACTTTTCCACGTGCTTGCTTGGGTTGCTTAACACCGCCATTCCCTGCCCAACTTTCTTAACAGGCAAGCCAGCATCATGCAAACGCGCAACCAGTGATGCCGCGTTGTATGCGTCAAAGCCAATTTCCTTAACATCGTATTTGGCGGCTTGGGCAATGATGTAGTCCGATATTTCGCGGTCATCCATGACGTTGCCTTCGGTGATGTGCAAAATTCCTGTGTTAACAGCCACACGGAAAATGTCGCTGTAATGTTTTGGCACAAGCGCCAATCCATCTTCGGGCAAAAAGAATTTGAATTCCGCATCAAACTCATCATCGCCATAACGCTTTAAAGTGCAAACAGCATTCAAATCGCGGGTTGCCGCCAAGTCAAATCCAATAAAAACAGCGTCTGGTTCTTTTCCTAAATTTGCAACATTACTGCATTTTGGGTCGTCCCAATAAGCGCGGTCAACCCAAGCAGAATTTGCGCTAACGTAAATGTTAAGCGTCTTGCAAAGGAATTCGTTAAGTGCGGCGGGCTTGTGCTTGGCTTGTTCTGCGCGTTCAGCAATGGCATCTTCATAAACGCTGATGCCGTGCATGGGGTTGGCCTTTGCCCATGTTGCAGGGTCGCGCCAATCGTCTTGTGGGTCAAGGCTATACAGCAAACCAAACCAGCGCGGATTGTCTTGCGCCTCGCCAGTCAGCATATTTTGAAGCATCTGCATATCTTCAAAAAATTTGGTTTCTTTGGTAAAGCTCGCCGTGGTGATGTAAATCCGCAACGGATTTTTCCGCGCCACCATACCTGAATGCAAAACCTCGATGGCGTTCCTGTCCACAATCTGCGCGGCTTCGTCAATGATGGCACACGATGGATTCATGCCGTCACCTGATTTTTTGGTGTCGCGGCTTAACGCCATGAACTTGGTTTGGCTATCGCCTGTCTTAGTGATGTGCCGCTTGCCCACGTTGTAAAGCTGTGCAATGTCGTGCGGCATATTCTCAACAAAGCCTGTGGCGGCATTGAACACGATGGATGCTTGGTCGCGCGTGGTCGCCAAGGTGTAAACCTCCGCGCCAGCTTCGCCCCAATTCAATTCATACAAAGCAATTGCCGCAGTCAATGTGGACTTGCCCGCCTTGCGCGGAATAAACACAATCACGTCCGTAACCATCCGCGTCTTAACGTCTTTTTTACTGCGGAAGCCGTAGATGGCGCAAATGATAAAAATCTGAAACGGCTCAAGGGTTAACGGTTTGCCAGCATCAGGGCCTTTGGTGTGCTTCAACGTTCCCGCAAATTCCAAAAAATGCGTAACGTAATCAACGTGGAATTCCCACGCCCAATTTCTGTCTTCCAGTTGGTTAAGAAATCTTTGGCAAGCCAACCGCACATTTCGGCAAACCGTTATTTCACCCTTGGCAACTTTCACGGCATACAGGATGCCATCTTCGTAATTCATGGCCCATTAAGCAAACGTGAATATTTGCCGCCTTCTTGCTTGTTGGTCGCCAAGCGTCCACGCGGTGTTAAGCCCAATTCGTTCATCAGCACAATCGCCCGCGCCAAGGCTTTATCGCCAGCGGTAAGGAATGGGTTTGGGCCAACAGTCGCGCCATTGTTGAATTGCGTAATGATGCCGCCTTTGGCAACGCCCTTCAAACACTTGATGTAGATTTCCATTTGATTGGCTAATGCCGCCAACACGTGCTTGTCTTGGTCGCTTCCAATGCCGTAGGTTTCCCACAAAAATTCGGATGTCTCCATGATGAACTTGTCCCTGTCCCACGCATCGGGCTTGTCCAGCCAGTCTGCTTTGGGAACGCGCTTGCGTACAGATTCAGGCAATGCGCCGCCTTTGTGCGTCTGCTTTGTGCCGTGGACTAAATGCAATTCTGGTGGAAGTCGGTTGCTCATTTTTTTTCCTTGCGTTCAGGGAAATCCTTTTTTGCGTTTAGGGAATTCCCTTTTTTCCCCGCCATGATACCTTTTTTTGTTAAGCGACCCCCCTTAACAAATTCAAACC